TCAGCAGCCTTAGAGCTGGTATCGATTGATTTCAGCTCAGGTTGAGCTACCGGTGCCGTTACACCGTTGGTTTCGTCGGTCATGATGTTTACCTTTTGTGCTGGCAATGTCAAGGCGTGCCAGCATCGCCCGTGTTAGAAGCCTCCGGTATACACATCGGGACTGCTCGGCCCAATCTGCGCCTCGTGCGGTATGGCAAAGCCTGCACCCTGTTCCGGTGCAAGTGCTGCACCGTTCTGGATCATCGTGGCGTGACCTTCCGCTTCGGTGCCGGGGATCTTGGCAACGAGGCTGGCGGTCTTGGCCTCTTCCAGTTGCACCTGCGTCTGTGTCTTGGCGGCAATGTCCTGCGCACGCGCCGTCGCGAGCGTGGCTTGTGCCTGATGATGGGCAGCCTGCGCAATGACCTGCGGCGGCGGCGGTGCGGGCGGCGCGGGCGGCGGATCGTTCGGTCCTGGCGGGATAATGCCCTGCTTGACCAGCGCCGTACGAATCCACTCCACAGCATCGTCAATGCCTGGAACGTCCATCGACTTCATCATCAGGTATTGGCCGATAGCGCCAACAGGTCCCGGCGTCTGCGCCACGGTCTGCGCGAACTCCGCCAGTTCCATGCGAGCCGTCTCGTAAGACTTTCCGACCGTTACCGTCACATCATACTTACCGCGTGAGAGGTCGTTTTCGACGTATTCTTTCCCGGTAACCGGGTCAGTGACCATCTTGTTGATCGTGACGTATTTTTCTGCCAGATCAGGACCGAGGATGCGGATCGAGCGTTCGGCATCGTAGTAATGCGGGATAGCGTCTACCAGAATCTCTCCCAGTCGCTTGAGCGCTTTCACCTGATTGTCCACATAGACGAAGTTGACCACCTCCGCCTGAGCGTTACGGGCCATGATGGCACGACCGCTGGTTTCATTGGACTGGTTCCCTACCGACGCGTCATACACCCCGGTCGTAGCCTTCATCTCATCGACGGTGATATTGGATAGATTGGCGAGAGCAGACGGCAATTGCGCCATCGGCTCGCGCGATGGACCACCAGGTGCATTAGGATCAGCGTTGAACAGCAATACCGGCGGATCGTCATAGCCAAGTCGTTCGTAATAGCTTTCCAGCCCCTTGATCATCGCTGGCGTGGCTTTGAGCGGACTGTTAGGAAGTTTAGCGACCACTTCCACCATCGAAGACATCTCGAAGTTGTGAATGGTCTGCGAGTCACGGGCAAAGCGCGTCATGCCTGAATAAATCTGCTTGCCGTCGATGCTGATCAAATCGCCCCATTGCGGAACAATCGGGATCATCGAACCGCCCCATTTCGTCGGCTCTTCCAGCTTGCCATTGCCTGAGACTGGGCAACTGTAGATCACGTCCACATCGACTTCGCGGGTGGATTTGATCGTAACGGCAGCAGGCGCAGCAGGCGCTTGTGGTGGTGGCGTAGCTGAAGCACCGGCAGGCGGAGGCGGAGCATTGGGATCGGGCGTTGCAGGTGGCGTAGCTTTGAGCGCATCGCTCTGCGCTTTCTGATAGCCCTCGTAATCCTCTTCATCGACAATCGAGCCATCGGACAGCAGCAGGATGGTCTTAGGCTGCTTCTCGGCATACCAGTACTCGGCAATGCGCACCATATCTTCGGTGCACCACAATAAGTCACTATCGCTGTCAGTTCGGGCTACATCAAAGTCCACCACTTCTGCGTTAGGCCAGCGTGCTGTAAACGTGGCCTTGGGGATTAGTTCCGAAATGAACCAATACCTAGCGTCAGATCGATCGAACTTCCTTGCTGATGGATCGCAAAACACGGTCATTGGGTCAAGAACCGCCTCGATCTTCAGGCATTGATCGAACGTATCGGGCGACTCATAGTCCGACTTGACGCGAAGAACTCCATAGCCGCCGCCACACGACCACTGGAAGGCCGTGTCATAGGCGTTGTCTGCCGATGAATCGACCTCGATATTCTTGATCATCCCGTTGAGTACTTCTGCCGTATCAACGTCCTCGTCATTGGAAGCTCGGCACTTGATCTCTGGTTTGTTTTTAAGCTGCTGCCCCGTCACACGACGAATCAACTGTCGAACCCGGTTGAATTCGTAATTGGGCTTATTGCGGCGTTTTGCGGTTAAGTGAGCATCCCATTGATGCCCAGCCACAAAGGCGAACTTCATGTCCTCGACGCACTGGCGACGCTGCTCGGTGTCGAATGTCATGGCATCGGAGGCGCGTTCAAGCATCTCCTTGGTCCAAGAATCTTTCTCGACAACCTTCTGTTTCGTTTCTCCACCCGTTGAACGGTAGGTTTTCGACTTGTTAGCCATTGAACAGTTCCTGGCGCTGGCCGAAGCCTTCACGGGTGAATTGGGTGGTAAAGGATATATTTGGCATAGCGCCGAGGTTTAGCGTGGCGTAATCAACGGCAATTAGACCAGCCGCATCAGCGCTATGGCTTGACCAATCATGGTTAGGACCTAAGCCGATATTGCGGTTCTCATCGCGCTTTTCGTGATACCAGCCCAGCGCGGAGCGTCCTGCTTCGGTCTTTTTGTCGTCAAACCATATGGAAGGGAACAACCTGCGCAATGCCTCGATGCGCCGGGAAGCGGCACCCGCACCCATATTAGGGATAACGCGCACATTGAACTGCGCTTCACGCAATGCGCTCTCGTAACTGACCTGATAAACCTTGTCGTGCTGTGCGCCATCGTGAGGAAGCACCATTTCCGCGTTGCTGTAACCGCTGTCCCTAAGCCACTGAACGTGAGTACTCAAAGGCTGACCAACCGCCTCATAGTGATTAAGGAGTCGAACTTCCTTGCCGATGAACTGATCAATCCAGATAGCGCATGCATCAGCCCTGGCGCCTGTTCCACCAATGTCCCAATGCGCTCTAATCATCATCAAAGGGTCAGCGGAAAGATTGCCGATGCGTCCCTGATCCTTGGCTTCCGCTAAAGCTTTGGCGTAATACGCGCCCTCAACGGATCGTTTATAGCCGCCTTCCCATATGTGATCGTACTGATCTGGCCGTTCTTCAAGGTCACGCAAGCGCTCACGTTCCAGTTTTGCGGGGAACTTGGGGTTGTCACGCCAATTAAGCTCGACCATCCGCACGAGAGAGTCAGTCGATAGCCGAAATCGCTTCTCGACGGCGTCAACTTCTCGCTCTGGGTTCCAAGTCACCCACAACTCGGCGTTCCAGTCCGTTCCCTCTTCACGCAGCGTAGGAATCAGCGTAGACCAAGCATCGTTCGTGACCGGGCTGGCCTCATCCACCCAACAGATCAGGATACGACCCTTTGACTTGATGCTGGCGATATTCCTGTCTAGACCGGAGAATGCGAACGAGATGCGCCCATCCTTGGATTTGATGTACTTATCGCCTACATCGTAATAGTCAGCTAGCCATTGTTCGTCTTGAATCGCCCGCTTCACTTCCTCAAGGCTGGAATCCTCAAGGGAGTTCATGAATAAGCGAGCGCAGACGATGATGCCGCTTACTCCGCTGGAACCGAATATCATCCCTCGAACAGCTGCCATCTTGGCGAAGCTTCGAGTTTTTCCAGAGCCGCGCCCACCAAAAGCCCCACGGACGTCTGCTGCTCCCAAAAAGATAGGCCGTAGCTTTGGAGGAAGCTGGACAGTGACTTCGGTCAAGGTTTGTCCATATCGGTAAGACGGATCGTTGTGACGTGCTGGATAGCATCGCCATCAAGACCTGAGTGCTCTGTGCGCGACAGCTTAGGCACGCTGAACTCGATCAGGTCTGTGAAACAGTTGAATGCCGCCTTTGGGCCTTCTGTCTCGGCTATCTGATCAAGCCATCCCTGAAGCCTCTCAGCGTTGCCGTCGATAAACTGGGTAATAGCCTCCCTTGCACGCTGGGTCGCCTTATTGGACGTTCCAGGTGCCCTACCGCCTGTTTTAGGTTGACCTTTACCAGCCATTTCTATAGGACTCTACAAAAGAGGTGAGATTTATCTAACTGTGAGACTAAAGTATCTGTACTTGATCGACTACTAATTAGGCAAATAAAAAGGGCTTAGCCACCCTTCGCATCTTTGCCATACACAAGCTCTGCCTTGAGCTTCCTACGTGAATCGCGTAACCGGTCAATCTGTTTCCTCAGGCCATCAATGACAATCGTTGCCTCGTCTAGCTCAGCATTCCTCGTCTCAAGCAGAACGATAAGCTCATCACAGGTCAGATCGAACAGAATCACCTTACCCCCGCATAGTACATCGCCCGACCCATAACGACAGAATGACGCTGTAGCGCCATGGTAATGCAGTAGGTGAGGTAGGTTTGGCTCATCAGTCATCGAACCCGTATGGTGTGATCCAGCATGCCAGCGAGTGACGCCAGTTGTCTATGCGTGAATTGATTCGATCCTTGGCTTTCTTCCAGGGTGAGCGCGTGTCCGGCTTAGGCTGCGCCCACAATGGCCGTGGTATTCCTTTGAGGCAATCCATTTCTACCTTCAAGTACGCGGTAGCACGTTCTGCAATCATCTGTGGCGTCAGAATTTCCATATTAGCCTCCCTTGAACCACTTCATCGGCTTATCGGCAACCTTGCTGGTCGTTTTGGGGC